TTTAAGGGTGGACGACGATCAACGGTTTTAACAGACATGTTCATATCTTTTCCTTTAGTTGAGAAATCTTTAAGTTGTAACAATCAGACTTTACCACATAGTTGTTAGTAGGGTCAATGGTTCCTTTCTTCATAAACACAGAATCGTTCATGTAAGCAAGCTTATCATAAACACCTAAGTACCAACCAACAGTGAAGTCGTTCTTAACCCTAACAAAACAGTAGTAGTCACAGGCTTGCTTTGTATTTAAGTTAGCAACACTACATTCATAATGTGGCAGAGGAACAGCACTGGTTTGTTTAGTCTTCACATCCACAGTGGTTCCGTTTGCTAGCACCAAGTCATAGTCGTATGTGTTTTGTAACACACCACCAAGAACTTGATGAGCAATGTCTTCTCCTATAAAGCCAGCAATGTTGCCAGCCCCGCTGGTGATGCTATTGTAAAGCTTTCCCAACGAGGCTGCTTTATCACGAGCATTGATAAGCATATCTGCCGTGATAACTATTTCAATCATTGCTTAAACACCGCAGCTTCCACCCTTGCCTGAGATGTCACAGATGTCTAGCTCTTCATAGACAACATCTTTATGTTTGATAGCTTCTTCGTAAGGCACTGCAGTGAGCGGTTGACCACCACGACTACCATCAGGATAGCAAGTAAACCCACGTAGACGAGTAGCATACTTAGCTAGCACAGACGCAAAGGTTTTAACTTCTCCTTCGTTGTTGTGCTTAGTTCCCCACGAAGGCAGGTTAATGGTGGATGAAATAGACATGTCAACATAGTCTTGAATGTCTGCCTGAAACTTGATGCGCTGCTCATAGTTTTCGCTAAGGTCTAGAGCACTCTCGATAGCTTCTGGCTTAACACCATACTGCTGGATGAGAAGATCGGCTGTACCATCTACAACATATTGGTACTTCCATTTGGTTCCTTCAGTGAGGAATCGGCGCTTGTAAGCAACAGCAAACAATGGCTCAATACCTGTAGTGGTGCCTGCCAAAATACCGATGCTGCCTGTAGGAGCAATGGCACGGTATGCTACAGGATGGCTAATGAAGAACCTATCGCAATGTTCGTCAGCAGCGCGTTTGCTCTCATCGCGGTACACCGACAGCCACTTGTGTAGCTCTGGTGTCACTTCGTACTTGTAACCCTTCTTTAGCAGCCACTCATGAATGCCCATCAAACCAAGGCCAAGACGACGGTTCTTCTCCCTGACCTTATACACCTTCTCGTAAGGCAGATCAGCCCTCAACGTACCGCACACCAAGAACTTAGAGCCAAGTTCAACCACCTGTTTAAACTCTTCGATGCTGGTGATACGCCCCATGTTGATGCTGCCCAAGTTACACACATCACTATCATCCTCTGAAGTCACTTCAGTGCAGGCGTTACGCAGGGTTTCGTTTTGCTTATCTCCAAAGTTAAAGCTGAAGCCGGGTTCTGCAGTCTCCATTGCCTGACGAACGTTCTGCATAAACACAGGGTTGTTCTCAAGACCACCAACTAGAGAAGCATCGTCGTAATTGACGCTGATGTTGGTCATGTCTAGTGGAGCCGAAGCGTTGAAGTCTTTGAGCTTCATTGCTTTAATATCGTCGCTCCAATTCTTGATGTATAGAAACTTTTGCACATCTTCATGTTGCCAATTCAAGCTGGCGTAGATGGCAGAGCGACGACTACCACCCTGCATTACGTTACGACCAATCTCATTGATGGCAGACATAAGAGGAATGGGACCAGAGGCAGTGCCGCCTGTACGCGATAGGGCTTTGCCAGCAGGTCGCAGGCGAGAGTAGTCAATGCCAATGCCACCACCTGTCATCAGGCATGACATAGCCCTCCATGTTACGTTGCTCCACTCTTCGCGGGTATCTTCCTCAGCACGAAGCAGGAAGCAGTTGTTGTAGGCTTTGAATGGACGACCAGCGTAGTAGAGATAACGACCACCGGGAATGAACTTCATTTCCTTAATCAAGTTGGTCAGTTGCTTACGATCTTCCGTTGACATAAGAACCGACATCGTACCGTTACGGCTACCACATACATCCTCTACAAGACGCTCAGCTAGTTTTGCCCATGTATCTCCGGGGCCTTGAGCATATTTGAAACGAAACACATTCTCTGCAAAGCTATTACGAAATTCACTCATTACATTTTCCTTGGTTAAATTAAAAAAGGAGCGCACAGGCTCCTTGAAGGGAGATCAGTTATACTACCGGTTATCGCCAGAGCCGCTAATAACATTACGTTCTTTACGGCTATTAAGCTTTGTCAGATTATCCTCACATATTTCGGACAACGTAAGACCGAAGTCGGAAGCAACGGCAGCAACCATCCACATCACATCTCCTAGTTCTTTCTTAACGTCTTGCTTTAAGATATCAGGATCGCCTTTATCCCTGATATGCTTAGCCACCTTGCCTAACACCTCACCAGCTTCTGCTCCAAGATTGAGTAAGGCGTATAGCTCGTTAGCTGTTGGTGTACGAAACTCCATAGCTTCTTTTTGATAGTTGTCCATTAGAATAAATCCTTTCGTAGTTCTTTAACTTTTGCTGTAGTGTAGTGGCTTAGGGTTTTGAAATTAATTGTTGGGTTCTTAAATTCTTTAACCATCGTCCAAGCATCTTCTCTAATTAAGTCGTAGAAGACTGTGCCAATTAGTTGAGGAATATTTTTACTAGACCAAACACCATCGTTGCTAGTAATAATCTTTGCAACCACCTTATCAACTAGTGATTCAGTTACAAGTTTGTTAACAATCTTTTCTTCAACAATTTCACAACCAATCAAAGGCGCTCCTTTTTCTTTATGGTGCTTGTCTTTGAATTCGTTAGTGACTAGCTTAGCCCATGTAACCCTGCCATACTTATTCACATAGTCATAATTCTTAATGACAATGCCTTCACCAACTCCTTCACCGTCTTTAATCAACACCGTGTTCTTCTCAAGGCATTGTGTAAAAACGTTAATGTCACCGTTTTTAATAATGGCGAGAGGGGCTAGGTAGTTAAGGCCATAAGCTTTAAGTCTTTCTTCATACTCAGTGAAAGGAATAAACTCACCAGTTAGTTTATTAAACACATCAAACACATAGAACTTTCGCCAAGCAGTGTCAACATAAGTCCTCACCGTATGCGGCACAAGCCATTCACCATACAGGATATGATAGGGATACTCAAGCAGATATGAACCAACTTGTTTATCCTGCAGCATAGCAGCATAGAAGCCAGCATTATCTGAGTCAAGGCTTAGCTCACGGTTACGACTACCTGCTTTGATTGAGTAGTCTTCATCCGCCCATACGCTGGCGTTAGTTCCATCAAGTTTAGGAAACACATAGGTTGTCCCTACCTCAATGGCTTCTACTTCAGTGGTGCCAAACCGTTCAAGGTGTGGATACTTTAATAGGCTCATTTCTTTTTCCTCATCAGTTTTTCTTCTGCCGTCTTTTCTTTATGGCAGGGCATGCACAAAATTTGTAGGTTATTCAGTTCACAAAACAAATTGTCTATATAAACATCCCAGCTTAAGAAACCTTTTACGGGGTCTACCACTGGAGCTATATGATCAACCTGAACATCAGCAGCTACAAAATGTTTCTTACAGCTAACGCATTTATAATGCATAGCAAGTTTTCCAGTTTTGTTATTAGTCTTACGACCGACAAAAGCTTCCTTCAACGCTTTAAACTTCACAGGCCACCTGCGAGAAGCAGCCCTTAGTGACGACGTTACAAAGCTTCTGAATCTGGCCTCTGTCCATTCTCCTCCATTTCTCATTAAAATAAATGTGGCTGTATTGCCTTGTCGCTATAGACAACTGAGACAGCGTCTAGTCGATCAAGGCCATATTGTATGTGAGAAATGACGGCGTCTAAAAAATCATGAGGGGTTTCGTAATCTTTTTCAGCACCATCGAACTCAGCAGTGAGAGTTACATTTATTGTGATCATTTAATTCCGTCCTTATCAAAAGAAAGAAGAAACAACAGGCAGCACATAGCATGGGCAAGGTGGTTAATGTCAGTTTCACTATCGTTTTTCTCACCAGCAGCGTAGGCTACAAGATGACGAAAGCTTGCGTCGATATATCGTTGACGAGCATTAGGAACGATCTTCCAATTGTCTGGAGAATATTTCTTTGCACCGTATGTCAATACATCAACAACTTCAGTGAGCGCATCCCAAGGCATCAAACTCCATTGTGGTTTTCCACTGTCGTACTTGACACCAGTTCCATCAGCCTGATTAATCTTATTAATGTATTCGTAAAGAAACTGTTGTTCACTTATGAAAGGAGAATCAGGCATCACTGAATTCCTCCAACCGTTTCAGTATCTTTATTCAATACATGAGTTTTGTCATAGATATTTGCTGGAATACTAATAGCCTCTTCCATATCTCCAAAAGATTTCCTGCAATGTTTTTCTGCTTTTTCAGCAAGCACGGGGTCTGTCTCAAGAAGCTTAGTACAGGTAGCAGTTAGCAACGCTGAAGAAATTAGTTTACCAATATCATCTTCTGATAAGGTCAATGGGCCTACGGCACTAACAGCAATGCTGTACTCACCATTCCAAGTACCATTTTCAAAATCAACAGGGCGAAAGATAATCATTACATCGTTTGGTTTAATTTCAATTTCCATTATTAATCCTTAGTGTTGGTGGAGTCCACAATTCATCATCATATCTTCTAAGCCAAAGCAGTCTAGCATTTTCAATAACCCTGTCAGCATTACCTTCATAAGCATCTATACAAACTTGCCACATTGCCAACTCATCATTATCAGTTTCTGCTAGCAGCTTTCCAGCTTTTGCTGGGCCAATACCATAGATTCCTTTAATGTTGTCAGCGTCGTCGCCTGTCAGTATTTGCTTATAGAACGATAACAATCCTTCTTCTTTAGTGACATAGTATCCAATGTTTTTTACAAAGTTGTAATGCCATCCCGGTATCTGATCAAAGTCTTTGTCAACACTAACCATGATGCAGTTGCCTGCTCCAAGCTTTGTTGCTTCAGTGGCAATGGCATCGTCTGCTTCACTGCCTTTTACAAGTATAGCTCCCCATTCCTTCAACAACCAATCACGCATAGCTTGATGGTGTTCTGGTTTAGGCGCTGTTCTGTTTCCTTTATACGGAGCCGTTATTGCAATCTGCTCTCGAAAGTTCCCTTTGCCAGTGATGTAGAGTTTCCAATCATCAACAAGGCAACCCTCATACGTGTGGTCTACTTTGAGTGCAAGGATGTCAATGATGTAGCTGCTAAGTCTGAGCCTAGCAGCGTTAACCTTTTCATCCTTGCAAGCAAACGCAATGCGGTAAGCCAGTATGTCGGCGTCCAGCAATGCAATCATCAGTCAGCAATAGGCTCAAGAGGGGCTATGTCGGCTTGTGCTGCCTTAACTTGTGGATCAGCTTGCTGCTGCAGCAAAACAATCACACTGGATGAGGCTTCATAAGGCAGCTTGCTTAGAGCAGCCATGACAATGTTAGCTTGATCCAGCGACAGGGTAAAAGTAAGTTTAAGTTCGTTCATTTTACAGAGCCTCGTCTTCGTTAATATCACCACCACCAACACCACCAACGTATTCAATTAAATCGGTGATGATCAACTTGCCAATGGTAGGGCTAGTACCTTTCTTGTTTTTATAAGTCCAAGCGTAAGAACCAATCATGGCTTTGGCAAGACTGCCATTACCAATCTCTCCTGTAATTTCGTCACCGTCGGTATCGAAAATACGGATTGGATTCTGTGACTTACAAGTGATATACATTCCTTTTTCTGGATGTTTATCATTTGATTGAACACTGATTCCCATTTCTTCCAAAGCAGTTACAGCAGCTTCAGACAAGTTGCAAAGATCAACTGTGTATTTACCAGCCATCTCATTCAGCTTGTTATGGTAGCACCAGTAGATGGTTGCCTTAAGCTTCACTCGCTTTTTATCTTCACTCATAGAGTTCCTTTTGAAAATGATGGCGCTAACGGGGCCATCTATGCCGTCTTGTTAAACATAACAAGCAATGTATTATACATAGGTGTCTTCAGGTATGTCAACAATTTCTTCACATCCTATCAAAAGTTTCTTTGCAGCTTCAACATAGTAGTCGTAATCAATGTCGTAACTAAAGTCTTTGATGTTGTTACAAACCTTCATCGCCCAGCCGCTTTCAACACTAAGCCTTCTGTCAGGATCACCAGCATAAAGCGCAGGCATAACTTTGATTAGCTGACCACCTGTTTTACAGGCGTAGTAACGACAGATGTTTTGTTGTTGAACTTCTGTGCCATCACTAAACACTTGAACAAGCTTGCTGCTACGAGGCACCTTGGTGCGTAGCATGAAGTCGTACTTGTCTTCATGGTTGCTGATGAAGTCGTACAGGTCTGCGCCTGTCAAAATAGAAGCCTCAGCAGCCATCGCTATGACACGACCACCTTGATCTTGATGCCACCCTAGCCCTTCGTATTGATAAGCGCCCTTACGCTTAACCTTGCCGTTTGTGTATATGGCAATGTAGTTATTAACATCACGAATAATCATCTTTGAATACTCAGCAAACTCAAGCTGTAAGTTAACTCTCTTCTGCCAATCTTCACAGATTTTATTGTATTGAGGACGACTACCACGAGGCAACAACACAGTGACACCGTCTGTATTTATCTGCACCATCTTCAAGCCTTTAATGGCAAGAAGCTTTTCAGCCAACAAACAAAGAAGTAGCTGCCCATTAATCGTAATGGTCATCGTGTACTTAGGATCATAGAAAGGACTGTACTGGTTGTTGCTATCACCATACACACCGTTCAATGCCAGCTTAAGCATGGCGTTTTCTGCCGTGTTCTTGGCGTAGCTCTTACGCTGTTCATATACATCTTTGTAGATGGTGCAGAAAGCGTCAGTAAGATGTTCTGGATAGACGTTGTTACTGATAGCAACATTGGGATACATAGAGGCAACGTCAGCGTCAACAATCACGTAATCAAAATCTTCTTCAATGATTGAAGGAGGCACACTACCGTGAATGCCACCAGTACCAAAGTCGAAACGAAAGCCATCAACTACAACATTAAGATTGGTTGCTTCTTTCCAATGACCCCAATAGCTGTATTGAGTTTCACCTTTCTTCTTCACCTTCAACTCTTTAGGCTCGACCCAGCCCATTGGATGCTCAGTGTTGAAGTCAATCAAAGCCGCTTGATCTGGCTCCTCTTTAAACTTCTTACGTTTAACAATGGTGTCAGCATATTGAGCAACATCACCGAGCAGATGTTCTTCAATATCAGAAAACACTCCTTTGGTTTCTGTAATGTGCTGTTGGTTAAACCAATTAACTATTGCTAAGAACTCAGGACGAGTAAAGTTGTAATAGCTAAACAGACAATCTTTAATAGCAATAACAGGACGCTTTGTTTGGTTGATTGACCTAGACCCATCCTTGTTCTTTTTATAACAAGAATTTGGCATAGACTTTTCAAGCTGCATGATGAAATAGTCTTTACCAATTTTGGTATCGTTATGATTCATGAAGCTACGCTTATACTTCTTTGTCAACTCTTCTCTAAAAGTAATCAGAGGAATTGACAATAGGTAGAAACGTAAAGTGTTATCAACATCATGCATGTTGTAACTAATCAACACATCCATTTCATCATCGGTCAATAATGTTCCCGGTGGAAAAGGCAAATCACGGATGTCATCAGCCTTCATATTAAACTCAAGCATCTTCAAAGACGTTGCTCTAGCTACATTATCAAAGTGATAGATTTTAAACAGGTCAATCTGTTCCACCATATCCGTAGACTTAACAGGTTTAAACATTTGTTTCTGATCGTTAAAGATTGCTTGCGCTAAACGATAGGCTTTGTTTGCAACGGACTTACCCGGAACAGTGACAGCCTTATCCCTAACCTCAAGCAAACCTTTAACGACAGGCCAATCAAACCCTACATTATTGAACCCAACCAAGCGATCACCATTATCATGTAAGCGATCAAGAAACGAAAACATTTTGTCTGCTTCGTTTTTACGAGTAGACATTTCAAACACTTGTCTTTCACTGCCATCGGTTTTGATAGCGGAAAAAGTAAAGATGTTTGGGTAGGTTTCCAAATCATATACATAATCACTCATAGTTTAAGCAGCGCAAAGCATTTCTTCAACGTTAGATGAAAGAGGAGATTCACCAAACGGTTTTGATTTATAAAAAGTGTTAAGTGTTTCAAAACACCCATCGTCATTGATGGAAATAACAATGCTTGTATTGATAGTCTGACACCCAAGTTCCGGGTGATCTAAACAAAACACTCGCGCCCTGATATAAGACTCATCGTTATTTAAATAAAATTTAGGTGCTCCTAAATAATGAACAACGGGTTTGATTTTATTAATTGCCTTAAATGATTTCTTATCAAGCTTGTTTAAAACGGATTGCCAATATTCAATGCTGTCCATAATGTTTCCTTTTAAAGTACGTCAGAGATATCATCAGTAGGAGTCATCCGTCCTGTGATTTTGTTGTAAAGCAAGCAACCTGCTGGTCCAGTAGTGCCACTATACCTGTTCTTTAAAACCCTAAGCTGAGTAGTGTTTCTCACAATAGGATCGTCAGCTTGCCCATTACGCTCAAGCCCTATCACCATGTCGCTAAGCTGTGCAATGGAAGCACTGCCCCGTAGCTGAGCAAGGCTGGTGGCAGCACCCTCTTCGTGTCCCTTATCAGACGGACGCTTAAGATGGCTGACAATAATGAGAGCAATGTTTGTTTCTTGCACAAGCATTCTAAGCTTTGTCATGATTTCATCAATAGCTTTACGCTCATCGTTGTTCTCTTGGGCAGATACGATGATGCTTAAATGATCAAGAAAGATGTACTTGCAATTCAAACCCTTAGCCAAGTACCTAACCCGGTTGATGATGTTGCCAATACTGGTGCTGCCAAAGTGATCGAACAAGAACACACGACCAGTGCCGAGGGTGCTATCAAAAGCCTGTCGTCGTTGTTGATCAGACACAGAGCTTGTATCGGGTAAATGCAATGGTGTGTCAACAGCTAAGCTCATCAAAGACAAGCCTGTCTTCTTCACACTCTCTTCAAGGAACATTAGACCAACACTGTCAGAGGTGGTCTGTAAAATATGCCAAGCAATTTCACGCAACACTTGGCTCTTGCCTAATCCACTGCCAGCAGTGATGGTGACAAGCTCACCGAACCTAATGCCATAGGTTAGATCATTCAAGCCCTCCCAAGGATACTTACAGTCTGCTGGTGCCATTGGTTTAGACACCTCATCCCATAGCGTAGAGCCACTCACAATGCCATCAGGGATGAAGCCTTCACTGGCCCACCAACGAGAAACGAACGCTGCGCTTTTACCATCAGCGAGCCAGTCACATGCGTCTTTGTATTCGGGCAAGGGTTTAAACACCTTAGCCTTACTGCCAAACAACTCAGCAACTTCCTTTGATGCTTTCTTACCCGGCTCGTCACCATCAAAGCAGATGACAATGTTTTCAAAGCTATTCAAATATTCATAAGCATCTTTGCAATTCTTTAAAGCAGCAGCAGCACCATTACGAATAGATACGGCAGGGTACTTAGAGCCAGTGAGTTGGTATACAGCCAACGCATCAAACTCTCCTTCAGTGATAGTGACATATTTACCACCTGATGGGAAAATGTTTTGACCAAATAATGTACCAGCAGAAAAGTTGCCAATGGTTGAAAACACTTTGTCTTTAATGCTTCTAACCTTAGCCCCACACAAGCTGCTGTCTTTGTCGTAATAAGGGAATAAGTAATTACCATCACTGCGAACAACACCATATCTCTCAACAGTATCTTTAGATAATTTTCGATCAGAGATGGATGTACTGACTCCGTTGTTATAGCTTTCTAAAAAGCTAGTCATGTCTTTTACAATAATGGTTTCTGGAGGCATAGATGTTTCAGTATAAATTGATTGATCGGATGGAGTAAAGTTTGCACAAGCAAAGCAATAGGTTGAGAAGTCATCATTGATTGACAACCCATCGCTGCTTCCACAATCTGAGCAAGGTTTGTGTATAGATATGAATGACATTATCCTAGAACATGTAGTAATAAATTAATACTATGTATCACCATTTGTTGTTGTTCAAGAGCTAGCTCTGACCAAGGCTTTGTTGGACCATGCCATTTCTTTCTAATGGCTTCATAATACTTTTCAACATCACTCATTTTTGATAGATTTAATAGGGAAGAAGGCATCAATTGTAACAGGTGCCACAGTTTTTAGTACAGACAATATTTCCTCAGCAATGACCCGGTGTTCTTTTTGTGTTGATACATGAAGTCGTTGTTTCAAATAAAATATCCAACTACGCATTGTCCCACTCATATATATTTTAGAACTAGTTAGTCCTTCTGGCAATATAGAACGGGCTTGTTCCTTAGCAATGTTGTTTTTAATTGACCAATCATAAGCATACTTTGATATGTCAATAACAATCTGTTGAACTTCTTCCCACTTAGCTTTTAAAAGAGGGTCTTTGTTTTCAATAGAGTTTTGTCTATTTTTTAAATCTTGCAATCGACATTCTCTGTACGGCGCAGGATCAAGAGCATCTGTTGTTGCATACCGTTGAGAGAACTCTTGAAAATAGAAAGACTTATGTCTCAATATCTGACGACCAATGTCACGTGTAGTATTAATTTCAAGGCATACGTTTGCCATGTCAAAAGGACTAACGTGTCCTTCTTCCATGCAGTAGTAAAGCAGGCGTGTGTTGTCGCTAGTTTGATTGGCTGGATTACTAACCCGTGCCATAAACATAATTTGTTTATCTATGTCTGGTGTAGCCCATTGTATTTTTACATTAAGCTTTTTCATATTTATCTCGCGTTCAATGCGTTCGAACTCGTCGTCTTCAGTGATCATAGTGGTGCGTCCTCAAAGTTGCTGGGATTAAATGGTACTGGCTTGCTCGGCATCGGCTTGGGTAGCTCAAGGGGGAAGGGCCATATGGTCATGCGTTGCGCTCCTTCAATATCTTTTGAGCTACGTACATCCCAGCGTGGAATGCCAGTTTCATTTTTAAGGCAATCATGGCGGACTCTCTGGTTACGTCTTCATCCGTCAGCCCTACCCACTCACGCTTGGGTGCATTGCAGATTTCGCACTGCTCACCGCGCAACCAACCATGACCACACCTCCAGTTATTTTTGCGCCATTGATCTTCGCTCCAATAGGCTTTGTTTTCATCCATTGTTGCGCTCCTTCAGCTTGGCTTCCACAGTACGGGCAAACTCAATCCACTTGCTGCCGTAAACATTGTTCCTGTCAAACAAATCAAGTATCTCGTCCTCATCCAGCCCTACCCACGGGCGCTGTGCTGCGACTTTCTTAATACGCAGCAGCACCTCTCCATCGATTATATCTGTT